TTATAATAAGATTCGTCTTCAGGGTTAGTTGACTTCTCTAGAAGCTGAGCAAACTGTTTGTTTGCGGATCTATAGACAACAGCACCTAATGCTATATTAAACGGGTCTTTCTTATTTTCTAATTCTTCATTAGATAAAATTTTATTAGAGCCATAGTCACTGAATCCAGCAGTAACAATATGCCCTACAATCTTATCTTTATTATGCTCAATATTCGTAGGCTTGTGTATAAACTGATCGTTATACTTTAAAGCGGTAGCGGTATCAATACCATCACCGTTCCTATTAAACACATTAACAACAGCAGCGTTAAATGATACACCTAGTAGATCTACATTCTTCTCAAAATCAATGTTTTTGGGGACTAAAGAAGCTAGCTCACTTAATGAAGCCTTAGATACAAACTCATCATCCACTTGATGAGCGAAAATTTCAGATTCAAAAGTAGTTGTATACTTATAAGGCATTTTACTTTTCCTCTTTAACCTCCAGTTTTTCACCTTTTGGATCAGACTCTTTTTCATCGTCTTTGGATAAAAGTTTCTTTTCGGCGGCCTCAGAGTCTTCTTTACTAATCTTTCCATCCTTCTTCATCTTATCAAGGATGACTTTTTGTAGCGCGGGTGGAAGTTGCTTCTGCTTATCAGTAAGCTCTCCTTTGCTATCATCCATTATCATAGCTCGCATCTTATCGTACTGAACAGCGCAAGCTGCATAAGTATGTTTTTTGTCCATACCTTCAGTGTCTGTAAGGGCTTTATCGTCAGATGCACATACGCTCATGTAAGATTTATATAAACCTGCTTCTGAACCACTATACTTGCTAGCGATGGATACTTCCGCTTCCCCATTTTTAAAACTAACAGTTTTCTCAAGGGGTAATTCAATGTCTTCTGGATTAATTTTCATGACTATGGTATAAAATTGCTGATGGATAAACTTCCAAGTTATGCTTATTAGATACACTTAAAATCTCATTCATTACATTTAATTCTTCGATAAGTTCGAAATTATCAATACAAGCTTCAAGGGTCTGATTCCACTGTTCACGCTCAGAAGCGCAAATAATAGACTCACAAAGCTTGGCGACCATCTCTTCTTGTTGTTCATTCAACTCGCCGTCGAACTTCTCTTCAGCCCTTTCTCTAGCTATAGAATTAAAAGCTTCTACGGCGTAAATAGTGGATTGAATGTTTGTTCTAGAGTATTCCGCATTAGATAGTTTTTGTTCGTCTACCGTAGTAGTACCATGAGGTCTACCAGCAGCTTCAGGAGTTTGAGACTTCTCAGATACCTCATCTTCAATCATTGGTACGCCACCAACAATAGGGTTATAGAAACCCTCTTTCCTTTGTTCGATAAAGGCACTTTGAGCAGGGGCGATATCTTCTGCGTTCGGGAACTTGCCATTATGGAACATCTCCATACCTTGTTGCGGGGTAAGAATACCAAGCTCCATAAGGCGGGTTGAAACACGCATAAGCTGTGTCTCATCGCGCATGTCGATATCCTTCATCGTTGCGGTTGGATAAGATTTAAATCCAAGGCTATTAGCAATCCGCTTAATCTCCCTTTGTAAGAAATCATTTAAGAAACAGCTTCTAGCTTCTTTGAGGCGATCAATAAATATTTGAGCTTTGACTTGTGTTGAATTGTATTTTTCATCTCCAACGACAATGTTCTGTAACCCTTGTTTGATATCATCATTAAGAATTTGATATTTTGCGGGTCCAAGAACTTTATTCAGATCTGGAATAATAAAATCAGCTTTGGTTGTATAATCTGATATTAGAACCCGACCAACGCTCTCATTCTTGAAGAGTTGCTGCATTGCATTAATGTTATTGGCGTTAATTCCACCTTTCTCAGGCTCAGAACCCATAGTGATAAGAAGAATAACATTCTCAACAGTTCGGGTAATTGCTTGATCCATTTTTTTAAGCTCAAGCTTAGCATTGATATCTTCTAATACTGGGTATCCAAATGGTATTGCAAATGGCTCATAATCTTGTTTCTTATAGAAGGAGAAGCTAAGACGTTTGGGGTCTAATTCAATTTTGATTCCATCTGTGTAGTATGAACCATCCTTGATCAGCTTCTTCATCTCAGGGTCTAGAGAGTCATAAATTAACTGATCTTCTTCTGTAGATGGGTTCTGTAAGCGGGAAAGCTCATACTCAGATAGAACTTTTTCATATGCCCCGACATTAAATGTGGTAGCCCTCTTAGATACAATGTCGAAAGGGTTTAGTAGTACATACTTGACTGGGATCTTATTAGCTGAAGGATTAATAGAACCAACTTGATTCATAAGTCGAGCATAATCCTCCACGTTGAATTCCCCATCAAATCTATAGACAAAAATATTACCACTACGATAATACTCACGGAAGTATTGATCTTTTAGGTTTTGAAGGTTAATCCGCTTGAAGAACTGTTGGAAGAATTCACGACTCTTCTTTGTTCCTCCCTCTAAGTAAACCTCAGTGTTTGCAAACTCAGACATAACGTCTACAGCGTTCCTGAACACAGCAACGTTAGCATAAGCTTTTTGACACAACTCGATACCTTCACGAACGTTTACACCATCAGCGGCATACTCATAAGGTAGCATGCCCTTGCGAATGCTAGAAAATCTGTCGATAGTATTGCTTATTGCTGCACGATTAATTCTTGTAGACTTGCTAGATGCTTTAGTGTTTGTACGCGCTACAGACACACTCTTATACGAAGCGTCTGATGTATAAAATGATTCTCCCAACAATTCTGGGGCGTATGATTCTTCATAAGCTTGGCTCATAGCTAAATCTTCCAAGTTATTGTTTTTATTGAATTTATTCCAATAATCTGATTTTTTCGTATACTTCCTAGCCATTACAATATTATATTACACGAAAAGTAACTTTCTAACTTTTAAAAGTTAAGAAATAAACATTGGAGTAAATGTTTCTGTAACATCAGACCCTTGATCATCTAACATGTCGAAGTAGACATTCATACCCCAGTTACCTAGAACTAAAGCGGAGTAGGAGTCTTTCCGGGCTTTGTCAGCACCTCTCTGCTTACGAAGGTTAGGAGGCAGATCAAAACTTTGTGTTCCTTGTGGCGAAGTGGTAACTTGCACTAAAGCACACTGGACTTTTATAAGATCCATCATATCTCTTTGATGCTCTACAAAATCAATCATCTTGGCTCCTTTGTTTTTTTCTTCAGCATCTTGATTCCTCAAGAACTTTAAATTTTCAATAGGGATATTAGCTTTTCTCTGCATATTGTAGTTATCATCCATAGCAGAACCAGCGAAGTATAATCTTTTGTGATCGAATGCTGATTGTAAACTTTCGTTAGCGAAACGAATCCATGTAGAGCTAGGCTTTCTTAAAAACACAAATTTTCTTGATGATTTGTCTATTGCGTTCTTGAGCTTCCTAAGACCTTTAGCGTAGCCTTTAGGATTATCTAAATCAGCGTCTACCGTATCTATTTTTAAATTTAATTTTTTAAATATACCACTCTCCTTACACGCACTCAAAAATTGAACACCTCCATTGTAATCGCCAACTACCATTTCAATATTGAAATTAGTCAGTAGATAAGCCATGTATCTAATGTGAGTCTGTAGGTTTGAGCCAGAAACTGCGTAGCTATGCACTACAACGCCTTTTCTCGTTTCTGGGTGGATCTTTATCAAAAGTATGGCGAAATCGTCTGAGCTTTCACTCTCGGACCAAGAGGGGTCAAATGCGAGGATGTATTTGGAGGCGGGATCTCCAATCACCTCGACACACTGCCCTTCACCATCAGGAAGAGTGCATGAAGCCATTTTACTGACTTTGAAATATCCAGAACTATCATCTGTGAATACAGCGCCAAATTCTCGTTCGAACTGAGACTGACTCATTGTTGATTTAGATTGATTAATCAAATTTTGATCATACAGCTGTGCAGGGGCGCAATCATAGCTAAAATGCATAATTACCCTATGAGCGCCATCTTGTTTATTCTCATTGATGATTAGAGATTCATATTGCTGATAAAGCTTAAACAAATATTCAAACTTATACGATGCAGAGGATAAACCAATAATTTTGTTATTTGGCCACCGTTTTCTTTCCTCTTCGGTCATTTCACCCTCCGCGATCATCTGGGTTTCTAGATCATAAATCTCTTGACGTTCAGTAGGGTTCTCAACAACAGAAAGGAATGGCATGATAACCTCATTGAAGATCTTCTCAGGCATGAGG